GCAGTTCCCAGCATATTCAAAAACTTGTCTTCGTCAGCGGATCCAAGTGTCACCCCAACGCGATTTTTTCCATCATTGATTATGACGTTTGTGGTTTTTGTTGTAGTCACTCCGGAGGGGGTATTTTTGTCTGATTTTGATGGTGTGCCGGAGCCACCACCGCTCTTGTTAGGATTGTTCTTATTCAATGGAGTTTTATTGAGTTCTTTGTCAGCGTAGTTTTGCGGGTCAAAGGTATAGAGCTCTGCCGCTTTCAATAAAGCCTGTGAGATACTTCCGTTGCGACCACCATATTTGGCCTGGGCTGGGTTATTGAAATACGGAACATTGCCATTGCTGTCTGCAAACTCTTTTGCAATTTCCTTGGCCTTGGCCTCATTGTCCACACCGGCAGCTTTCAAAAAATTCAGAATGCCAGTGAGAGTTCCAAGCTCCGAACCTATAACAAGACGGTTTCCATTTTTGTCAGTGATGAAGCCCTCTCGATCAACCCCCCTGCGCCTGTTCTCAAGGTCAATTTCCTTTTGCTTAGAATCCAGCAGGCGCTCATTCAAGGCAAGCTCTTTCTCTTTAGCCTCAAGGGCTTTTTCAGTTGCCGCCTGTGCCGCTTCACCAAGTCTGGCGTAAGAGCCAATGGCCCGCTCCAGTGATCCTGTAAGGGCTCCAACTGCCCCAGCCCCGCTGCTCATCGCCCCAACAATCACTTTGCCTGTCTCATCCACTTTCACGGTGAGGCCCAGAGCTGCTGCTTGAGCCTGGACAAAACCATCAACCACTCCGCCGTTGGCCTGGATGGCAGCTGTGGCGTACGCAGTGAAAGCCGTACGAAGCTCGGCGGCAGTTGCTTGGCCGCTTGACTTCATGACGTTGAATGCTTGGCTGTACTTGTCCGCAAGGGCTGCCGCCTCCTCACGAGTGGTCAGACCAAAAGCCTTAAACGCTTCGGCCAAGCTGTTGATGCCGGGCTTCATCTCGTCAAGCTTGTTCTGAACGTCAGCAAGGCCTTGCTTCACATCGAAGCTGGCAAGCTTGCCCTGATTGCCAAGATCCTGGAACAGGCGAGCAACCTCCTTCAGCGACTTCGTGTCGTTGGCAGCATCAAACATGGTTTTGAGGCCGGCCGTCAGCTGCGTGAATGTGGCTGTCCCGCTTTCTTTCAGCACTCGGAACGCTTCAGCATACTTGGTCTGAATGTTGGCGGCGCTGTCATTTGCCGTCTGTCCAAGAACACGTAAAGCCTCGTTCACACTGTTGACACCCGGCTTCACCTCGTCCAGCTTTTTGCGAGCCTGCTCCAAGCCGTCTGCCATTTGCTGACCAGAGATCTGCCCCTGCTTGCCAAGGTCTTCCCAATACTTGATCAGCGTGGTTATCTCGGTTGGGTTCTTTGCCTTAGCCAGCATTCCGTCAAGAGCGCCAACAAGAGCCACGCTTGCATCTCCACCGGCTTTGCTAAGAGTGCCAAGGGTGCCAATCAACTTGTCCAGCACAACTACGTTTTCTTGGAAGCCTTGGCTGACCTTGCCTATTGCTGCCGTGAGGTCGCTGCCAAGAAGCTTTGCGGCCTGGGTAGCAAACTGCTCTGTGGTCTTGTCAAGCAAAGCTGTGCTGGCGCCAGCATCCTTCAGGCCCTTCACATAGTTGTCCCAGAGAGTGGCAAAGTCTTTGGCGTTGAGCTTGTCAATGGCGTCCTTCAGCTTTATCCCGATAGACGTAGCGGCGTCCGTGCTCTTGGCGGCCACCTCTCCCATTGTCTTGGCAAGGCTTTCGGCTGTGAACTTCATGGCAGGCAGGGTGATGCCGCTCTCCTTGGCTAGGGACTGAAGTGCCTTTACAACTTCTTCGCCAGCAATTGCTATGCCAACAACCGCCTCTTTGCCCTCACCTGCAGAGAGCTTGATGGTGGTGCTTGTCTTCTGCGCTTCTTTGGCCAGCTCTTCTTGAGCTTTTTTGGCTTTGTCCGCACCAGCTGTATGCGCCTCACCGACCACCTTACCAGCCTCGGTGTGAGACTCAATGGCTGCGTCGGCGGCGGCTACGGCGGCAGACTTGAACTCCAAAGCTTTTTGGCTTGCCTTCTCAAACGAAGCTTGGGCCTTGTCTTGAAGCGTGAAGGACAACTGCTCCAGCTCGCGTGAAAGATCCCCAAAGGTCACAGCGCTCAAGCCAAAGGCTATGGCGGAGAAGAAGCTCTGCACAACGCCAGCGGCCAACGTGAAGGCAATGTCTATTGCTTTGATGCCGTCCTGCACCGTGCCAAGCACAATGGACAAACCCTGAATAGCCCGCGTGACAAAGCTCACTTCGTCTGCCGACTTTTCCAAGCCGCCAAACCCAAGAAGCATTTCCGCCACGCTCTCAATCAAATTGTAGATGACCCCAATGGCCTCGCCTACTCCATCGACCAGCGTGACAAAGGTCTCCTTGACAATTCCGTAGAGCTGCTCAAAGACTTGTTTAATAGCACTCACAAAAGATGGGTCTAAATCCTTGATGGCCCCACTGATGCTTGTGATAACAGAGCGGAGGTCGGTCATCACAGCCACAGTCGCATCACCAGCGCCACCATTTCCTAGTTGGAGAAGAAGCTGATTGAACTCAGTCTTCATCAGATTGAGCTGGCCTGTCAGCGTCTTCAGGTTGCTGGCAGCGGTGGGTCCAAACGCCTTAACCAAGGTCGGTCCAAACACCGCCATGAACTGGGTGGCATCGATACCACTCTCGACCATCTTCTCCAGCTCTGCGGTTGTCACACCCATGGAGCTGGCAGCAATCTGCATGGCACCTGGAAGGCGCTCACCGAGCTGCTGGCGAAGTTCTTCCATGGAGACCTTGCCCTTGCTCACGATCTGGCTCAAGGCAAGAATCACGCCCCGCGTGTCCGATGCGCTAAGGTTCAAGCTGGCAGCAGCAGAAGCCACGCCCTCGAAGATGATGCGGGTCTTCTCACCCTCAAGCGCTGTGCCCTTGGTGGCAGCTGCAAGCTTTGCAAAGCCAGATGCGCTGGAGTCCAGGTCAAGACCCAGGCGCTTCACAATGTCCAAAAGAAACTGGTATTCTTGCCCAGCCTTCTCCACGCTGCCGGTAGCAAATTCCAGCTGCTTCATCGTGGCCTGGTATTTTACAGTGGCGGCAAGCACAGCCTCTATACCCTCCTTCACCGTGCCGAGGCCAATGGTGATGCCACCAAACACAGCTGCGGCGGGGCCAACCGCCTTGATGCTGGATGAAAGCTTGTCAAAGAGAGGGTTTGTGCCTGTCACAGCCCCGCGAAGAGAGGCGATCTGGGCGTTGGCAGCTGCAGTGACCCGTGCGACCTCTGCCGCAGGTGCTCCGCTGTTTACCTTGAAGCTTGCAAGGGCCTGCTGGATGGAGGCAAGCTCCGTCTTCAAAGAGCCTGAGCTCTTGATGTTCAGCATGCTGTAGATGGCGTCGCCAGCCTGCTTGCTGGAATTCTTTACACCGTCCGCCTCTACTGCCGCCCGGCGCATAGCGTTTGTGGCTGCATTCTGAAACTGGCCAAAGGTCACTCCGGCGCGACCAACCTCATCCTTGAGCGTTGCCACCTTGGCCTTGGCGGCGTCAATGTCTGAGGCAAGAGCCTTGTTCAAGCGCAGGAGCTTCAACTCGGCCTGGGCAAGCTTTAGCTCTGCCGCAAGCTGTTGTGCCGCAAGCTTGCCAGACTTGCCCAAGGCAGACATCTCGGCAGAAGTAAGGGCGGCGCCTTGCTTTGTGTTGTTTAGCTCCTGTGTGAGTGACTTGACGGCAGCCACCGCAGCTTGTGCGTTTGGAGCTTTGAACACGTCTGCAAGCTTGCCAGCCACGGCTGCGGTGGTCTTGCCCATTGCATCCGAGTTGGAGACAATGCTGGAGGTGGCCTGCTGATAGTTTTGCGCCGCACCCTTCACCCCGGTGTTGAAAGCCTGGGTGATGGCCTGGAAAACCACCGAAAAGTTTAGGGATCCGTTAGCCATTGCCTAGGTCTTTCCAAAATGCTTTGCGGCTTTCCGCAGTGCCGTTAGACGCCTCGGAAACCACGTTGAACAATCTCTTTGCACTCTTGGACTCTGCTCGCTGTATGGCAAGCTGGTAACCCTTGAAGGCGCTGAGGGGGTAGCCAATCACATCCTCTCGCAAGTGGCCCGCTCCTATCAAGAGCTGGAAGTTGTCGTGCCAATCGTACCTAGCGCTTTCCCCACCTTTAGGAGCACGGGCGCTAGGTTCCGGACGAAAAAATCGCCGTTCACCTTTACTACAGCTGCGGCAACTTCAAAAAATTGGTCGGGCGTGAGAGCCTGGTAAAAGGTCTCGGGTTTGTTAGACACGAGAGAGGCGGCGTGCATGAACTGCTCTGAGTAGTCTGCAAGCACGTTGAAGAGGGCAAACTCTTCTGGTGGGATCTTGTCGCCTGTGTCCTTGTCCACACGCTCTGACAGCCGCCCAGCTTCGCCAAACTCGGCAAAGAAAGGGGCACAGGTGGTGGAGAACGCTCGAAGCGTTTTCATAGTGACCTCAGTCACTTCCACGTTGACAAGTTCAAGCTTTCCAGTAGCTGGGTTCTTCCAGGTAACTGGCACCACCTCAGGGTTGCCCACAAGCCGCTCAAGTTGTTCTGCTGCATCCATCTTCTCTCTCCTGATATGACTACGGGGCGGTTGATGTGCCGCCCCGTAGGTTTTTGTTTAGCCTAACTGGCTGCCTGGTTGGTTACAGGTAAACAATGCGGCCGAACTTGCCGAACATTGGGTCGTCGCCCTTGGTGTTGTCAATCAACGTAGTGCCTTCGATCTGGAACTGACCAAAGTCTTCGGTGATAAGGCCGAGTTCCTTAGTTGGGTCCAGCGCCACGCGGTACAGCTCGGCACGAACCTTCTTGTTTTCGTCGGCGGTGTTGATGCCTTCGAACAAGACTGCCACTTCCTTGATGGCTTCCGTAAAGAATGGAACCATTTCCACAACGCCCTTGGTGTAGGACGCCTTCAGGGGGAAGGTGTAGGTGCCTGCATTGAGCAACTCAACAGTGCCATAGGCCAAGTCAACGCGGTAGTCTGCCGGGCCAACGGTACCAGCTGCCGCATCCGTGATGATCAGCCCAGTGATGTTGCCGTTTGCCAGTGCCCAGGTGTCACCCACGGCCAGGGTCAAAGGAGAGAGCTCGTCGGTCACAGCACCGGCAACTGACTTCCGCACAACGCCGCGGGTAGCGAGCGCCATGTTCTCAGGAGACCAGTCTTCCAAGGTTGCGGTGAAGGACGACTTCACTTCTTTCGTGGTCGTCTTGTCGGGTAGGCGCTGCCCACTGTAAGACTCCTTGTGCTCGAGTTTAGTCGAATCAAAAGCAGGCTTAAAGTCTGGCACGTTGCCGACCCAGCGAAAACCGGCGGCCAGCACGCCACCAATGAGAGGGGCCATTTTCAGCTTGCCCTGTCCAGAGAAGTACATGATCATTTCCTTTGCGGTTAAGTAGTTACACGCCCTTCGAACAGGAAGGGAAAGTAGGCGAAGGAGGATGAGTAGCCCGCAGGCGGACCGCTTATGCGAGCCAGAGGCCGCATCCATTGCACAGGCTGCCAACCCTGCAATGCACCCAAGACACGTGGGATCAACTCCCCCGCTTTCGTACGGATGCTGGTGGTGTCCTGCAACTGAGCGGAGGCTGTCCGCACAGCAAGCACTACGAGCCACCGCTGATCCACGATTTTTGAAGCACCTGAGCCGGCTTGCGGGCCTGGGCTTGTGCCTCCAACCACGTCGCCTGAGTAGACAACATGGAGAGCGGGACTGGCCTGACTTGATTCAACAACACCCTGTAGGTCAAACGGGGTGTAGAACTTCACGATGCCAGGCACTTCAGAAGTGAGGCGGGCCACTATGGCAGACTCCGCTTCAAAGTAGTTGGTGATTAATGCGTTCACAGCGTGACCTCGGCGCTCACAATTTCATTCACATTGTCCGTGGCGTACCAGCGAACATTGAAGAACCCATCAAACGACTCAATGCCCCCAATGGAGACGCCTGTTGGAAGCGCTGTGAACTTGATCTGCACCCGAGTCTTGGCGGTCACTTCTGGGTCATTGATTTTGACCACACCACCGCGACCGTAGAGGCTTACAGTGACCTTAGGAAGGCGCTTCTCAGGTATGGCGTCCTCGGAGCTCACCACGGGCTTCTCAGTCACCTCGGTGCTTGCCTTTTTAGGTGGTGCCTTGACTACAGGAGCGCGTGGCAGGCGAGCCGGAGCTTTTGGTGCTACATACTTGGCCATTTTTAGATCCTCGTCTTCAAAAACTGGTCGATTAGACCAATGACTTCCTGCTCTCCTTCAGAGTCCAGACCTAGGAAGGGGCGGGCTGGAATGGTGACAGACTTTTTGCTAGACCAGCGATTGCCGATCTTGAATTTGAGATAGCCACCACCAGTTGCATTGATTGTGCCACCCTCGTGCATCATTGCGGCATAGAGAACGTTGGTGCCAACCTCAACGTAGTCTGCAGACGTCACATGGGTGATGCTGTTGAGCAGCCGACCAGTATCGCGCAAAGTATCGCCGCCTTGGGTCTTGGCTCGGATGGATGGTGTCCATGCCTGACCGTTGGGGCCTTTCTGATCGACAAAGCGGAGGCGAGTATTTTCTGCCTCGCCAATGCCAATAAGGTCCAGGAGCTCTCGCTTACCTGAGCCTTCCAAAGCGAGACGAGATAAGGCCGCAAGAACGCCCTCGTCTTTAATCTCAACTCGTGCTTCTATGCTCACAGCTCCCACCTTGGATAGCTGGACACCCCAGGGATCCGTCCCATGGTGGTGTCGCTGAATACACTGAGACCAATCACACCAGCTACGGGAGCGGCAGTGGAAATAATCTCTTCTTGTTCGTCAGACGTCAAGCCGGGCGTGAAAATTAGAACGGCCTTGCCGAGCGAAATGGCTGTTAGCCACTTGATTGCCCGCTCATAGCGGTAGGTAACCTCTTCAGTGGGACGGTCCTTGTAGAGCCGGAAGCGTGCAATGTCGCACACAGCCACCTTAAGTGGAGCAGGGGCTGACGGCAGCGGAAGAGCATAGCGCACGCCCACATAGCTGTCAGCCTCTTCTGCAGCATCCTGAAGAGCCTGAACTACGCCACCAAGTC